TTCTTCAATATCAGACAATGCTGGTGTTAGACCAGGTAAATGGATTAAAACATCCAAAAAATTCATAAGAGAATATACTGATTTAGGTTTTACAAAAGTTATTTTTGGTTCTGGAACTCAAGATGTTAGTAGTCTTTCAGATTTTGATACAAATCCATCATTGGTTAATCAAATTGGTAATTTTATTAATAATATGTCATTAGGTATAACACCTAAAGCAAATACTACTATGTTTATTAAATACAGAGTTGGTGGTGGTGCTGATACAAATCTAGGACCAAACACTATAAATAGTGTTGGTATTTTAAATATGGATGTTAACGGTCCAAATAATATAATTAATCAAAGTGTTAAAGGTTCATTAAAGGTTAATAATTTATTCCCAGCTATTGGTGGTAAGAATAGTCCTAGTATTGAGGAAGTTAGAAATATGGTTAGATATAATTTTTCAGCTCAAAATAGAGCGGTAACGATTAAAGACTATCAAACTAAAATAGCACAAATACCAGGTAAATTTGGAGCTCCATTTAGAAATGGTGTATTTGAAGAGCAAAACAAAGTTAAGGTGTATATCTTAAGTTTAGATTCCAACAGCAAATTAAGTAATCAATTAACAAGTACACTTAAACAAAATATAAGTAATTATTTAGCTGACTATAGAATGTTAAACGATTATGTTCAAATTGCTGATGGTAGAATCATTAATTTATCATTAGAAATAGATTTGATGGTAGATAAAAAAGTTTCACAATCACAAATCCAAGCACAAGTTATTCAAGAAGTTACAAATTTCTTTGATATAAATAAATTTGATATGGGTGATAATATTTATATCTCTCCTTTGATGGAAACTATAAATAATGTAGGTGGTGTACTTAACTTGATTGATTTAAGAGTTTATAATAAAGTTGGTAACGGCCTTTATAGTATGAATGAGATTTCACAAATATACGCTGATACACAATCTAGAATGATAGACCTAAGTGATAATAATACATTATTCGGTGAAGCTACATCTATGTTTGAAATTAAGTTACCAAATAAAGATATTTTGGTTAGGGTTAAATAACCTTTATTTAGTTATAAATTATTAGTATTATTAAATAAAAAAAATATGGGTTGTAATTGTAAAAAAGAAAGTGTTTCAGAAAACGATGATAATGTTAAATCATTTAAGTTCTCAATATCTAAAATAATTGAATATACTGTAAGGGTATTTGGATTTTTAGTGTCATTAATTATAACACCAGTTATTTTACTTATTGTTATTTGGTTTATGTTTAAAATGTTAGTCTTAAATCAAAACTTTGACTTAAAGGAAACATTTAAGAAATACTTAAAAGTTGGTGATAGTGATAATAACGATGATGATGATGATGACGATTACGATGATGACGATGAAGATACCTTAATGATGGAGGTTGATACCATAAGAAGAGAAAAAGATTAAATAATATATGTCAGAAACAATTAGAATAAGAACAACACCAGATGGTGTTGATAAATACCTTAAAGTTAAAGTAGAACAAGAATTTGATTTTATTGAGACACTATCTATGAAGATAACTCAAGAAGAAGCTTATAGAAATTTTTGTTCAGATTATGGTGTTGTAGTAGGTAGGGTTAATATCAACTCTGGATTCGGTGTTCCGAATGCTAAGGTTAGTATTTTTATACCTATAGACGATATTGATAAAGAAGATTCTGAGATAAAAGGTTTTTACCCTTATGAAATTATTTCTGATTCAAATTCTGACGGTATTAGATATAATCTATTACCAAAAACAAACGAGACTGATAATGAATGTTTCACACCAATAGGCACGTTTCCATCTAAACGAGAAATATTAGATAATTCAGAAATAGATGACATTTATTGTAAGTATTATAAATTTACAACAACAACAAATCATGCTGGAGATTTTATGTTGTTCGGTGTACCATTGGGTAATTATACAGTACATGTAGATGCTGATATATCCGATATAGGTATAGCATCACAAAGACCTTATGATATGATTTCACAAGGTACACCAGAAAAAATATTTGAATCACCTACCAAATTCAAGGGTGGTACTAATTTAGATAAACTTGTACAAATAAAATCGGCAAATATAGGTGTAAATGTGCAACCTTTTTGGGGTGATTCTGAAACATGTGAGATTGGTATTAATAGATTAGATATAAACTTAAACTATAATATTACACCTTCAGCTATTTTTGTTGGTAGTATTTTTGGAGATTCGGAAAAACACAGTGTTAATAAACAATGTAGACCTAGAAATAAAATGGGTGAACTATGTGACCAAGTTACCTCTCAAGGTAGTATTAATATGATTAGAGAGACTATTGATGGTAATATTGAAGATTATGACGTTGAAGGTGGTAGAGTAATTGACGATGATGGAAATTGGTCATATCAAATACCAATGAATTTAGATTATGTAGTAACAAATGAGTTTGGTGATTTAATCCCTTCAGATAACCCAAATATAGGTATTCCAACTAAATCAAATGTTAGATTTAAAGTAGGAATGGATGAAACTGGTGGTGAAGGTAGATTAAGGACTAGAGCTAAATTTTTAGTTCCTCACAACCCTAACAATAGTAGTGAAATTGATTATGAATTTGGTCCTAAGACTAAAAAAGGTAGTTTAAGGTCTTTATATTGGAATAAGATTTATTCGGTATCAAGTTTCATTCCAAGGTATCAAGGTAATAAATTAAATAATAGAGCATTTACTGGTATTAAAAATGTTGATGATTGCGTTGGTGATAAAACACCGTTTCCATATAATAAAATATCTAGTGATTCTAATCCTATATTTTTTATTATATGTTTATTAATGCAGATTATAGCTGCTATAATAACAGTTATAAATACTATTTTAATCCCAGTACTTAATGTTGTTATGACAATACTTAATGCAGTATTAAAAGTTATAGGTAAAATAATATATGCTATTGGTGGAATAATTTCGGCATTCACAAAAAAAAAACGATGTGATTTCTCAATATCAAATAATGTCCCATGTGATGATTTTGATGATATAATAGACTATATACCTTGTATTTATATTGCTTGTCCAAGTGATGGTAATCAAAATTTTGCACCAGGTTGTAGAAAAGATAGTAAAGGTTTAGATACAGCATATGAAAAAATTGGATGTACTGACTGTATACATTATCCAGGTGATGAGGATGGACACACATCATTAAATACTGGTCTATCTGATTGTATAGCAGCATCATTAGCTGACACGCTTAATGTATATAGTTTAGATTTTTATAACGACTGGATTAATGGTTCTTTATATAGTTACTTACTTAAATATAAGAAAAAGAAAAGGGGTAAAGAAAAATTCTGTGAATATGATTGTAATGGTTTCGATGGTGAACCTACATATACTGGTGTAGATGGTAATAATAATGATATTGGTGATAATAGATGTCATAATAATTTCTTATTAGATACTGGATACGATGATGGTGATGATTCTCAGAAATTAACATATGATAGTGGTCGTATTAGTGAGGGATTAATTAAAAAAGTTGAAACCTTCTTTAAGGGTAAAAAAGTGAGTGAAGAATTTTACTATGCTGCATCCACACATTATGCAAACTATAAATTATTTGCAACTGAAATAATTAATTTAGGTTCAGTGTTAAATTGTGATTGGCAAGGTATTCCCAAATTACAAGAAAATTTAATACCAACAACTTATAAAATTCCACCAATAATAGCTGAATTAGAAGATGATGATATTAGTAAAAAAATAGTTAGTGGTATGGTAGATATAGGTGGTGATTCTTCTTTTGGTATAATATTCGACATAAACTGCCTAGGTGTACATTCTAATTATAGACAAATATTAAATATTAGACACCAATGTGAATTCGGTGTAGATTTAGATGAAGAATTAGAATTTGGTGGTAATACTATAGGTATTAAAGGTTTTTTAGATTTTACAAATATTGATGATGATAGTGGTAAACTATTTAGAGATGTATTTTTTGGTTTAAATCAAAACCCAAATACATCAACACTTACATTACCATCTAACGGTTATTCTACAAATTTTAATACTGTAAGTTTAGGGACATATGATTTTAATAGTTCAAGTCAAAATGGTGTTGATTACGTTAATTTTAGAGGTTTTGGTGGTAAAAATGTATTTACACAACCAAAACATTCTTATTTCTTCTATTTTGGTGTAAAACCAGGTTCTTCAGCTATTGATAAGATGAATCAAAAGTTTTTTACGACTTGTAAACCATTAGTATCACTAGAATTTAATATAATTGCAACATCAGTTGCTGCAACACAAGTTTTATCTACTGGTTCAATAACATTTCAAATTGTTTCTGGTGTAGGACCATTTACATACACTGTTAGTGGGCCAAGTAATTATATTAATAACAGTGATACTACAACAAATGGTTCATTAATAGTTAATTTAAGTGGTTTAGAGGTTGGTTTATATACGATAACATGTATTGATAATACTGGACGTGAGATATCACAAGAAATAACTGTAAACGGAGCACCAAAACTATACGCTATAGCATCAATTAGTAAAAATTGTTCATCAGAGCAAGCTAATGATGGTGAAATAACTATAAACTCAATTGGTGGTGGTTCTGGAACATGGACATACCAACTATTTAGAAGTAACGGTACAACAGTAAATGCATCACCATCACCAATAAATATAACACCTTTAATTATAGGTGGTTTATCTAAGGATATTGATTCAGATGGTTCAACAACACCATACTATGGTTATAAAATAGTTATTAATGATAGCAATGGTGAAACAATAACAATAAACGATTTAATATTAGATGCACCACTTGCAATGGTTGCAACATCAGTTGTGGTAAATAATGTTTGTTACAATAGTAAAAATGGTTCAATCGCTATAACTATAAATGGTGGTACAAGACCATATACTTTTACGACTCAATCACCACCAGATACTTTAGAGGAAACACCACTCGGAAATTATGCTAGTTTCCGAAACTTATCATCTGGTTCATACACAACAACGGTTGTTGATTCTTTAGGTGAAACGACATCGGTAATTAATATAGTTACAACAAATAACCCAAAGTTAATGATTCAAAATGCAGATTCATCATTGATGAATAAACAATGTAGTACTACTAATCATTCAATACCTTTTATTGTACCAACTGGTGCTATAAATGGTAAAGTATATGTTAGCTATTCATTTGATGATGAAAATAATTTCTCTACTTTACTTGAATTAGATTATGTAAATTCTTCAACACCGATGTATATAACAATACCTAAAGATTTGTTTGATAATTATATAAATATAAAAATTAATAATGCTGATGGTACTTGTAGTAGTAACCCAATAGTAATAAGATTATCAGATATAGAATTACCTCCAGTATCTTTATCTACAAATACAACTGGTATTTTAGGTAGTAAAGTAATTTATGGTAATGATGTAAGATTTAAATTTAATATTAGTCATCTAGAAACTGGATATACTAGTAGATTACCATACAACCTATCCTACACAGTAAACGGTGGTCCAATTCAAACAGCTACAATAACATCAAATAGACAATTAATTATTGGTGATGTTTCAGATACTGTAGCCAACATAAATATGACAATCACAGATAAATTTGGTTGTACTTACACAACAAATATGTAATATAAATGAGTAGTGAAAGAACACAACAAAGATTGAATTTAGAAACTTCAAAAAAATCGGTAAATAATGATACTTATTTAAAAATTAATTTAGAAAATACAAATAGGTTAATTCCAACCAATGAGATTTATAAAATAGTTGATGTTTCAGAAAGATTTAATATTGAGAGACAACGTAGTAAATTTTATAGATTAATAGGTACAATTAACCCTACAATCTCAAATCCTTTATTTAATCTGAATGATTCTGTAATGAATAATAATTACACATGGGCTGGATTTAATTCTTATTATTTTTTGGACCAATCTTACCCTAAAGATAATAATAATATAGATGATAC